CTCTCAGGACTGAGATGCGGTCGATCTTCCAGCTTTATGGGAAGAAAGGATCATGGGAGCGTCTTCAGGCCGAGATAGCCCGCCAGCGTCAGATGCAGAAGGAAGAGCTGGAACGTCGAGCGCGAGTCCGCGACCAGGTCATCTTGTGGACGGCAATCCCGCTGATGCTGATTGTGGGCGGCGGGGTGCTGTATTTGTTCATCGCTTTCCTAAAGGGCGCTGGATGAATGTCCACAACGCGGGGGATGATCGGGGAGTTCATCACCTGCGCCGCCATCATGTCCCTGTCACAGGGCTGGCGGGTCATTCATTGTCCGCAAGATCAGCAAGACATCATCGCTCACTGCTTCCTGGATGCCCGCCGCGTGGTGTTCTACGCAGCGGAGTCAGTCAATCAATACAGCCAGCGATACTCGCAGTCCTACCCGCTTCGCCCTGATCTGGAGCAGGAGAGCTGGGACAAGGCTATCGCTATTATTCAGGAAAGGCAGATATGACCAGCTTCATCGACCAAGTGGCCGAGCAGATCATGCATCATGAGGGTGTGCGTCTGGCGGTTTATGACGACGCAACCGGCAAGCCGATCGTGGCCGGCGACATGGTTCAAGGCAATCCGACGATAGGTGTCGGGCGCCTCCTCACAGATGATCGAGGCATCACCGAAGACGAGGTGATGTTGCTTCTGAAAAACGATCTGACGTGGGTTGCTGAGAAGGCCCAGACATACGGCTTCTGGAACAAACTCGACAGCGCCAGGCAGATGGTGATCATGGGCATGATCTTCAACATGGGCAATCGCTTCGACCAGTTTAAGAAGATGATCGCAGCTCTGGAAGTTGGCGACTATGAGGAGGCCAGCGTCCAGATGCTCGATTCTAGGTGGGCGAAGATCGTCAAGGGGCGGGCTGTTGAGCTTTCCGAGCAGATGCGGACAGGCGTCGTGAAATGAGCAAGATTCTGCTTGAGTACCGGATCGTCCCGCGTCTCATGATGCTGACGATGACCGGCGTATATATAAGGTGCATTGAGTGGGCTCTCCACCAGCCTGATCTGTCAACGCGAGGATAAAGACCAGAAGGCTAAGCTGGCGCATGACCTTGCCACGATGGCAGAGCGTCACGCTCAGGAGCTGGCAAAGGGCCAGCTTGAAATCAACAAGGCAGAGGCGCAGCACCGCTCCATCTTTGTGGCAGGCTGGCGTCCGTTTCTTGGCTGGTGCCTGAGCTTTGCGATGGCCTGGCATTTCGTCTTGGCACCCATGACAATGTTCATCGCCGGCTGGTCTGGTGTGACCATGCCGGAGCTGCCGGTCTTTGATATGGACAGTCTGATGACTGTCTTGCTTGGCATGTTGGGTCTGGGCGGCTTGCGCAGTTTCGAGAAATATAAGGGTCTGACAAAGTAGCTTGGTGACTTTTTGGGCGACCAAAAAATCGTGGTGACTTTCTGGTGACTTTCCGATTCGGTTTAGGCTGGAAGCCAAAAATGTCAGGCTCATAACCTGAAGGTCGCAGGTTCAAATCCTGCCCCCGCAACCAAAAACCCCCACAAATCAGCATCTTACAACCCTCCAGGCTTTTTAGCTTGCGAGGGTTTTTTGCGTTTGGCTCTATGTTTGGGCTTCAGGCCTGGTGACTTTTCGGTGACTTGTCGTCAGGCTTTCTTCTTTTTATTTGCTTATATGCTTTACTATTGCGCATAGATGCTTATATTGAACCTATAAGCATTTTTCAGGGAGACAGAGATGCTCAAGAAAGTAAACGCAAACGCTTACGTCACAGAAGACGGCAGCTGGGCAGTCAACCGCCAGATCGGCATTGTCCGTGAGATCGGCGGGCTCTGGAAGGTGCGCAAGGTCGGCACGACTTATGTCAAATATGCCGACTCTCTCAAAGAGGCCCGCGAAATAATCTCCGCTGGCTGTCCTGATGACACAATCCAATTTGCGGCTTTTCGCAAAGCCGTTCACCAAGCGTAGGGAGACAAAGATGACTGACTGGTGGTTCTCAAGAAAAGAGTGTTCTGACTTTTATGCCCAGCTTTGCGCTGATGTAAACGAGGCATCAAGCAACGAGTGGGAGATCAGCAATTATCACAACGACGCTTGCGGCTCTGTCTGCTTCTATCTGGACAACGATACAGAGACATATGTCCAGCTCTTCGCGTTTATGACGCAAGAGGACGCCGATTTGGAGGAGCTGGATGTGTATGGCATCACCGTCTCATGTAACGGTGAGACCGACTATGATTCATGGTCTGGCAATAGCCGCGACGAGGCTTGCCAGATGGCGGCACTCGCGGCGGTAAAGCTGCGAGAGCGTTACGATGCGGTTCTCAAGGAGAAGGCTGAGGACGAAAGCCTCGAATTGGACGGCCCCGCACAATGACCAACATCACAAAGCATGACATCGCCCGCATGGTCTTGAAGACGATGCGGGAAATGTCTGTCGGCCATGTTTGCTCAGATTGCGGCAACAAGGCTGAGGTGACGCATGGTGCGCTTTTCTATTGCGCAAAATGCTGGATGAAACTCTTTGCAAGGAGGGCCGGATGACCGACACGTTTGTCAACGAGCCGGTCTTTGAACCGTCTCACGATCGCTGGCGCATCCGCTTCCGCGATGCGTCAGGGCGGGATCGCTCTGCCTATGCAAAGAAGCAGAGCAAGGCTCGTTTGCGTTATGAGGAGATCAGACGCGAACTAGACACCGGCGCAATGCACATAAATCGAATTAGCTTCCTTGCATGTGCGAAAGAAGCTCTGGAGGAGAGGTCGCTGCTTGTCGGCAAGAAGTACGGCATCCGCTCACAGACCTTCCAAAATGATGAGCGGCACATCCGTCTCCACCTCGCAGACCATTTCGGTGACACGCCGATGAAGCAGATCACCACTGGCGCGATCAATCGCTTCATTCAGGAGATGGTCGTCCGTGAGGTTGCTCCGAAGACTCAACGCCACATTATCGGCACCCTCAACATGATCTGCAAACATGCGGTCGGCAAAGGATACTTGCTGACCAATCCGTGTGCGAAGGAAGATCGCACGGAGATCAGAGGCTCTCAAGGAGAGCGGTCTGGATACCAAGCTGATGAGGTGAGGATCATGATGGCCCAGAAGATGACGCTTCAAGTCCGCGCTCTGATGATGACCGCCGCATGGTGCGGGCTGGCCGGCAATGAGCTTCAAGGTCTGCAATGGCGCGACGTTGATCTCTATGCAGGATCCTTGTCGGTCGATCGCACTGGATACCGTTACATGGTGCAAGACGAGACAAAGACGGAGCATCGCCGCCGAACGGTGCCGATCCCTTCCGCGACCATAAAGGTGCTGCGGGAGTGGCAACTGCAATGCTCAAGCACCGTGTGGGTCTTTCCATCCGTGACTGGCCGCATGGGGGAGCAAAACGCATGGCGCAAGCTGGTTGCGACCGTGTGCCGTCACGCGGGCGTCCAGGACAAGGGTCTCGGCGGCTTCCGCAAATTCTATCACACACAAATGGAGATGGCTGGTGTCCCGGAGTCGATCCGCAAGTATCGGATGGGGCACTCTAAGAAGTCAAACACCGCGAAGATTCACTACACCGACGCAGATATAAAAGCCGCACAGAACGTGGCAGATATTGAAACCATCGCGGCAAAGTTTGCTCCATGATGACGGCATGGCGCGCGTGGTGAGTGCCCTCCATACGGCTCACCACCCGCCAGCCCCTCTCTTGAAATCCTGATATTTGACGGTGCGGAACAAAGCGCAGTCTCATTTCATTGAGTATCGGCCAGACTGATAAATGGCCTCAAAGATGCGACGTGCGACCGGCAGCAGAACCTCTGTCGCCTTGTTTTCTGCCGCGCCCATGTGCCACGTCAGCTCCCTTATGTTTGACATGTGAACATCAGTCTCGTGACCGTCCACGATGAGGACAGCGCGAAGCTCAACCTCACCAGTCTTCATCCGGCTCTCAAAGCCTTCAACCCTTGCGTCTACAAGTCCGTCCATTTCGCTTCTCCCTTTGCGATACGTTCAGCCCGATCCCACAAAACTTTGTGGCACTCATGCCCGCAGATAAGTTGGCCCGCTCCATTCACCAGCCAGCCGAATCCATTCAGATTGATGTTCGTCCCACATGCTTTGCACTGCTCGATGCGGGGCGTCCGGTTGAGTGACTTT